AAGTCTTGAACGTTGCCCGCCGCTCTGTCGAACGTTTGATTAGATCAGCGGGGATTTTCGGGTAAAACTCTACTGAGCGTATAGGGCAATATAATATAATATCCTCATGAAAGCAAATCTACTCTCAAGATTTTTTGATTGACAAGAAAATACTTGCTGATCATATTTGGATTTCGTGAGCTACTTGAGTATATTATGCTTATCATCTATACTCTACTTTACTCTCTTGGGCTTGTATTGTGACCGCCAGACTCCAGAAACTAAACGATCAGCACCTTGCTATCATCAGTCTTGTTTTTCTTGGGCTTTCTCAAAAGGAGATAGCTCGGAGACTTGAGGTTGATGTCTCTGTCGTCCGACGGACTACCGGATCAGATTTAGGTCAAGAAATTCTGCTTAGTATGCGGAAGCAAAGCCTGATGCGAGATACTATCGACATCAAGGAAGAGATGAGGGAGATGCTGACCGAGAATCTTGACGTTCCAAGAAACGCACTTAGGGGATTCGTTGAGCAACCTGTCTTCGACGAAGGCGGAGAACTCGTGGGAAAGGTCAAGAGACGGATAGACCCAGCACTTCAGATAAACACCTTCCACAAACTGGTTGAGCTTACTCAGGACATCAAACCCGCCAATCAAACGATCGTCGTGAATATGGAACGTCTTTCTACTATCAAACAGCGGGCGAAAGCTTGCGGAGCTTTAGTAGAGGATGCTGAAATCACATCTTCCTCGGAAGAATCTTAGCTGAAAAAAGAGAGAGCTTCACTCGATTTTGTAGAAGCACTCAGAAAGGAATGCCTTATGGGTCAGGTTTTCACCCTTCCAACCTCGTCAACGGGAACGATCTCCGATGCTGACGCACATACGTTAGATCTGTATCTTCCTCAGATGCCGAATTTTCCACGTCCAGTCAACGAAGGCAGAATTACTCTGGTGATTAAGCCTACTCTGGTCACAGGAACAACAGTTATAACCAATCTTACTATCTCTGTTCAACCAATCATCACCCCTTCTGATCAGACCGTTGTTATTCCAACAATCCATGCTTCTTCTGACTACACGGCACTTACAACACTCTTCAATGCGCAGACATGGGTTGATGCTAAATCCTACGTCTGGGATATTAGCTTTCTTGCAGGTCTTGTTATATGTTTCGGTTTTCGCGTCAGCATTACTTACACCAGTGGTGACGGAACACATGAGATCGTGGTTCTTGCTAACCTCATCTGCGAGTAAGGAGATAAAATGATAACACTTTGGAAACTCGCAGCAAACGTTCTCAGACCTGCCGTTGACGCTTGGAACGTCTACATTAAAGGCAATCTTGAGGTCGACGGAACGATCCAGCTTGATGGAGGTGTAACACTTGACGGCTCTGTGATTGTTGAAGAAACCTCGACAGAAGCACTCCTTGTTCGCAAGGAAGCTGATGGTGGAGATCTTATTGCTTTTAACACAGCCAGCAACATTATTCTCCATACAGGAGATCATAACGCTGCGAATGCTGCTGGACCTGCTGTCCTTAACGAAGCTGCTTCTTCGACAAATCCTACACTCGTTCCAAACAAGGCTGATCCTGATACTGGAACTGGATGGGTTTCTGCAAACAAAACTGCTTTGATTGCTGGTGGTGTGAATGCTATGAGTATCGAAGCAACTGTTCTTACACCTAACGTGCCGATTGCTTCTGGGACTGTTGAGATAACAGAAACTGCTGGAAATCAAGACATCAATCTTGTAGATATAGCCATCACGGCAACTTCGTTGGTTGGAGAATCTAAAAGCTACGCTCTTGCCATCGACGCCAATCCAATCATTACAGCGAAGGCTCTTAGCGATGGGGCAGGCTCGATTTCAGAGCTTGAGGCTATTCTCGGCGGATATCTTCGTCGGAAGAGTTCAACAGCCATAACGGCTGACGTTGGTTCCGCTCAAGGAGGTTCACCTCTCGTTTCTGACGTGAACGTCATAACAGTTTGTGCGATTGCCGGTGACTCCATAACCCTGCCGGTTGACCAGCTTGGGCGGGAGATCTTGGTGATAAACAATGGGGCGCAGTCAGCGGATTGTTTCCCTGCTTCTGGCGATGATCTCGGTGCAGGAGTTAATACGGCGGTTGCGATAGCGGCTGCTGCCTTCAAACGTTTCGTTTGTGTTGCTGCTAACACATGGAAGGATGTTAGCTAATGGCAACTCGACGATTTATAGCTGGAACTGGAGTTTGGAATCTTGCAGCCAATTGGGATGATGGTGCTGGTGGTGGAGGTGCAGTTCCATTAGCTACTGATGATGTGTTGTTCGATGTGGGGTCGCCTGCTTGCAATATAGACGTGGCTGCCGTCGCTCTAACAATAAATTTTACAGGTTATCTGGCAGCTATCACGTTCACGAACAATCTGACTGTTTCTGGCAATGTGACACTTGAGGGAAGTGCTACTTATGTGGCAGGTGGGGGCAGTCTCATCATCAATGCGGCGGCAACGATTACGTCAGATGGGGTGAGCTTCGGTGTGCCAGTTCAGATAGGAGTTGCAGGTGCGGCGGGATTTACAACGACCTTAGCTGCTCACTTCACGATAAACAGCAACCTGACTATCAACGGATCAACGTCTGCGATTCATATTATAAATGGTGCTTTTAATCTCAATGTCTCAGGTAACTTTACCATACAGACCATCACCACTGGCTCAGTCTCAGGAACTACGACGATTGTGCTGAACGGGACGGGAACGGTGACAAGTAGTACTACTACAGGCTTTTTATCTAACAACTTAACTGTTGCCTCTGCTGGTATTGTTACATTCTTAAACGGAGGAACTCTTAAGTATAAAACAGGGGTAATTCGTTATATTGAGTCTGGTGGTTCTGTTGTTACAACAGGACATACCCTTGATATCAGCATGGATGCTACTACAATCAACACAGATGGCATGAGTTGGGGTAATGTGAAGATGTCGGGGACATATACAATTACCCTTGGAAGTAATCTCTCTTTGTCTGAGTTATTGACATTCCTTAATGGTTCTGGTATAACTACCTTAACTGGCTTTCAGATCAATGCAGGTGGTTGCTCTTTTCCAAATCTGATAACCGGTGTTGTGACAGGTACAACTGTTCTGAACTTGACCGAAGGCACTTTTTCGATGAACGCTGGAGTGACAACCGGCTATCTTGGTCTGAACATAACTATTGCAGACAACGTCACCTTCTCCGGCACAATCAATGTCGGAGGTGGCAACGACGCAACTGGCAAGGGTTTGACTTACGCATCAGGCACTCCGGTAGTCACTGGTTCTAATTTCAAGGTCGTCAATGGCGCTTATACCATCACCTGCAATGCAGCGGGGATGGTCTTTGGAACTCTGACGCTCAACGCTCCAACGACATTCGCTGGCTCTTATGGCTTCACCTGCACGGAGATGATAAGCAGTATTGCTGAAGGTGCGGCTACGGCGGGGGATATTGTTAGTGGATGGGATTTTACAAGTGGGTGGACACCGTTTAATGCAACAAGTCTCACTCAAAATAGTTTTGTGTCTACAGGTTCTCCAGGGGGAGTTTATAAGTCAGTATTAACACTTGGGCGCAGGTATCGTCTTGTAGTTACTGGAACTGTTTCTATCGGTGACTTTTCAATACAAAGTTTAAGCAGCGCAGAAAACTATACAGGCTTCTTAACTGGGGCATTCTCAAAAACTGTCGACATAGTCTGCTCAACTAATACATACATAGCTATACGTGCCGAGAGTAGTGGGGCAACTATCACTATAACCTCCTTCACCATCTACGAAATCCCAGCTCACACATTCCAATCGACGGAAGAGTATATTGTCACTGACAGTCTGAAACTGCAAGGGGTCTCAGCAGCCCAACCTGTCGTTCTCCAAGCATCAACACCGGCAACGCCTGCCTTCATCCGTTGTGCTGTTCCTGTAGCATCTCAACTTGTGAACAACGTAGATTTGACTTCTTACCCTGCTGGAGTTCTGACAAACCAAGCCATAGATGCTTCTCATGGACGGAAGATATATAATGCAAACGGGGTTCTTGGAACTTTGAGCAAGAACTTCACGCTGAACAGCCTCTGGGGTCATTTGGTTATGACAGCAGCAGGGCAGAAAGTCCAGATAACATCTGCCTCAGCAGGAAAAATAAGGATTGCACAGTGAAGATTATAGAACATGTTCTTCGGATGGCTATGAAAGAGTCTCAGCAAGCCATCAAGACAGGGTACTCTCCTGAAAAGAAAGCCCAGAAGCGCGAAGACTTTGTTGCGAGGAGACTCGTCGAAGGTAAGTCAAAACAGGTTGTTCTTACAGAACTTGAACAAGAGGGTTAGGACTACTTAAATGAACGAACTACCTATCTCTCGTAGAGTAACAGATCGTAGATTTATTGCATTTATCGTAAGATACTGGGGTCAGTTTCTCACGCTCACTACAATTGTTATAGCACTTGTAGGTTATGCGGCTTCTAAGAGGATCGTAGATATTGTCAAAAATGAGATCTCGTCTTCTATAATGACAGTTGAGCAATCAGACGCTATTACGGTAGTTGTAAATAAATCTCCTGTAATCATTGAGATGAAAACTACTCTGGGACAGATACAGAGGGATCAAAACGAAATGAATGGGAAGCTTGACAGGCTGTTGGAGCGGCGATGAGTGATGAATTGAAGGAGTTGGATCTCCTTATCTCAACCGGTAAAGTAGTTACACTCAAAGAATTTCTTGTTTCACAACTCTATCTTCATGAGAGAGCTTTAGACGTTGCTTCAAAAGAGATGAATCGTCGGCTTGAAAGTATGAACGAGGTTAGAGATCAGCTTAATCGGCAAGCAGTTACATTCGTAACGAAGGATGCTCATGATGCAGTTCATCAAGCGTTGTTGTTGTCGATAAATAAACTGAGTCTTGACGCCGCTACTTTAGCGGGGAAGGCGAGTATGACTTATATCTATATTAGTTGGTTATTAGCAGTCATCGCTATAGTCGTTGCGTGGCTTAAGTAAAGGAAAAGATTGATGCTGAAAGAACATACTTGGAGAGTAGTCAAAAAGTGGATCATTGTCGGAGGTAGCATCGCAATCCTCTGGCTCGCAGGAAGCAGACTTGACGCTATCAAGCTCGTGATTCAGAACCTGAACTCTCCTGACTCTGTAGCCGTCACACCATTTGAGGTATCTAAGTGAAAAAGCTTCTTGAATTCTTCCAAGAGTCAAACGGGATTCTTAGCTCTACGAGGCTCTGCTTTGTTGGGTTCGCGGGCGTGCTTACCCTGACATGGGCATATACCAGCCTGACAGCAGAGCCTCGCGCTCTTCAGTCTATTCCTTGGGACGTTGCGGCTATCCTTGGAATGCTCATGACAGGTAAAGTTATGCAAAAGAGTAAGGAATCTTCGGAATGACCTTACAAGAACTTCAGGGAGTTCTACCTTTCTGGCAGAAGCTTTTACGTCTACAAGACTGGGATATCACTTTACACTATGTTCGATGCAGTAAGATGACTAATAAAGAAGCGTGGGCAGAGGTAGAAGTATCAAACACCTATCAGAGAGCTCATATCTTCCTTCGTGACCCGATCGACGTAGTCCTAATGCATCATCCGGAAGACGACGATCCGGAAGCCAGTCTTGTACACGAACTTATGCATTGTCGTATAAATATAAAAGTACCAGATGACTTTTACACACAGTATGAGGAAGGGATCGAGAGGACTGCACAGGCTCTTCTTAGCCTGCACAGGGAACTTCCCTATCTAAACGAGGTCGGATCATGCTCCGAGCATGATCTCACCCCAAAACAAGGAACCTTAGATGAACCGCGAATTTTTACTTAATACCCTCAGACAAGATGAGGGGTATTCTCCAGTCGCTTATAAGGATAACGACGGGCAGACTGTCGGCTATGGACATAACCTGTTGGCTGACGGGCATATCTCAGCAGAAGAGAAGCAGATGCTGCTCGACGGGGAGGTTGATCCAGCAGAAGCTCTCGTTTTGCTGGAGAAGGACTTAGACGAGGCTATTAGAAATGCCCGTCAGTTTGTTGATGGAAGGTTTCAGTCCTTCGACGACAATTTTCAACACACTCTTGTGATGATCGCCTTCATCCTCGGCTTGAACAGGATGTTCTTGTTTCGCAACATGCGGCTTGCTTGTATCCGCGGGGAGCGTGAAGCTGCCGCGCATGAACTACTCGACAGCAAGTGGTATAAGGAAGGATCGGGAGGCATCAAACTTCGTGTAGAACGTCTTGCGAGGCTGCTTGCTGGAATACTCGATATCGAACATCTGATTGATGCAAGCTGGACGAATGAAGTAAGGCTTCCGAAAGTCGAACCCATCATTCCTCCGAGGGCGACAGCCTCAACCGTAGGTGTTTCGCAGCCTGCTAAAGTGAAGCCTGTCGTTACGTCGAATCGAAAGTCTGTGGTCTAAGATGCCAGACGTCCTAACAATCAATCAAGGTGCGACGCTTTCTAAGTCGATTGTCGTTTATTTCGACGGAGTAGTGTTTGATCTTACAGGATACGAGGCGAGACTTCAAGTCCGTGAGAAGTCTTATGCTGATCCTGTGATTAGTCTGACGTCGAGTCCAGCCGCTGGTTTGACGATATCTGACGCGACAAATGGACTTATTTTGATAAATATGTTGGCAACCGCGACCGATGATCTTAGCTTTATCTCGGGTGTCGGTCAACTTGAGATCTACACAACAGCAGATGCTATCGTGTATCGAGTCGAGACGTTCGACGTTGTTTTATCTAAGGAATTTACGAAGTGAGCTTCTCCGCAAGCATAACCGATACTCAGCCCGCCGTTGTCGGAAGCACACCGACTCCCTCAAGTCTGACTCCCGTCGCTATCTATCGTGGCGTTCAATTCAGCTGGAGCTTGGACGTGTGGGTTCGCCCGTTCTACTGGGAATATCAGACTCAAGTCGAAAGCGAAGGTTGGAGCGCGACAACTCGAACTCTCTACCCGCAAGTCACTCGGATGCTAACGGCGACCGAGCTCGGTGCGACTGGCGCAGGTGCGAACAAGCAGATTCAAATCCGCGTTCGCGGAACTGATGGAGTAACTCCTGGAAGCTGGACAACCTCCAGTCTGACCGCTTGTCTAAGTCTTGCTATCGTCACAGGAGATCTCGTTGCGAACACTATCCTTCTTGCGGATCTTGCAACTGAAGTCACGGCTAAGATGTTTGTCTCTACTGATAGAGATGCGGCTGATCTTAAGGCGGCTTCAGTTATTCTTTCGAAGCTTGCGACGGCTGTAACTGATCTGATGTTCCCTACGTCTGCAAGAGTCGCCGCCGATACTACACTCGTCAACGGTGTAGCTGCTGCGACAGTCTCTGCGGGTGCGGCAGATGGTGTGACTGCGCAGGCAAAAATAGTAGCATCTGGGGCTGGTGCTAATGCTCTTGAACACGTTGTTGGAAGTCAAGCAAAGGTTGATGCAAGACTTTCTGCCGCAGACCTTGCAAAATTGGTTGACGCTCTTGATGTAGCAGGTCTTGCTACACTTGACGCCGGAGATCATATTCTTATCACCGGAACCCACCAAAATATCTTCGCAAACAGAGTTTCTATAAAGGCGGTAGGCACGGGACTTGAACTCTCGCTCGTAGATAATCTTGCCGCCGCTACAATACGCGGAGCGTTGACTGAGGCTAATCTTCAGTCTGCTGATGGTGTAACTAAGGGAGCTTCGACTAATCTTGCCGCAAGCATTAACGCACTTTCTGCTCTGATAGAGTCGAGTGCAATCAAGGAATTAGCGGCTTCTAAGGTTAAGGAAAATACTCTCACGACCGCTCTCTTTGACACAGCTGGAAACTACACAGCCGGAGCGATTGGAGGTGTCGGAATCAAGAGCGGAGCAACAGCTATCACACCAGCTAACATCATCAATGCTATCGACACAAGTGGAAGGGCAAAGACGCTTCTCCTAACCGGCGCTACCTATACAGGAACCCTTGACGATATTCCACAGACCGGAACCGACAAGGCAGTCACTGCTAACGAAAAGCTTGGTGCTGCTTATGCTTATTCAGGTTTGAACTCGTCTGGTGAGCTGACGGGCGGAACGACAAACTTTACAACAGGTCAAGTCGAAGAGAACATAGACGACTTCTATCCAGATCATGGTGGACATAATCAGTCAGCTACAGCAGCTGTCATAACCGGTCTTTCTATTATAGATGTTGATCCGTCAACAGGTGTCGCCCAGCTTGTCTTCGAAGCTCCAGTTCTTATGAGAAAAGGAACAGCGAAATTCAAGATTCGTGTCGCCGCCTATACTGACAACGCTGCGAACACTCTCACTGCTCAGGTTTATTCAGAGCTTGATGTTGTTTTAGGAACTCCTGCAACTTCGTCCGCTGATGTTGTAATCGGAGTATCCCCGACTTACGCTGCTCAGACCCTGACTGTAGCTACCACCCCGTCTACGACAGCCGGAAACACTTATATGCTTCGTCTCCTTCAGACCGGTGCTACGGCATCAGATATCAAGATCAAGGTGCTTGATATTTGGCAGGAAAAAGCCTAAGATGAACGCCATCCAAGAACTCATTCGAGGTGAACGATTTGCTCAAAGCGAAATCGACGACATTCTTGTAGAATGCTATAAGTCGACAGAGCTCTTTGCAAAAATCTTCTTTCCAGAACGTTGCTCGAATGCGTTTGCCTCTTCTCATAGAGAGTTTTTTGATGCTTGGGATAATTCAGACGCTCAACTAATCAATCTAATTGCACATCGAGGATGGGGAAAGTCAACGATTGCTAATCTAATCATCCCCGCGAAAGACCTCGTTTATCGAGATATTCACTTTCTTCTTCAGCTGGCGAACACGAGTGCTCAAGCAGAGAGAGACTCAGAAGATCTAAAGACTGAGTTGATGACCAACGAACATCTTCTTACAGTTTTTGGGAATGTGAGACCTGAGAGACGTGACAGTCAATTCTCGAAAGAAGCGTGGAAGACTCCTGAGAAACTTTCACCTGAAGGCAAGATAGAGCATCTTGGAACCCTTATCATGCCTCGTGGATGGGGTCAGCAAGTTCGTGGACTTAAGAACGGACGCTTCAGACCAGACCGGCTGGTCTGCGACGATATCGAGGGGACGGAAGGCGCAATGTCTGAGGAGCAAAGGACGAAACTCAAAGGCTGGGTCTATGCAGACTTGCTGAATGTTGTTCAACGTTCTCAAAAGCTCTCGGCTGGAGAAGCTCGGCATAGAGTCTTGTTTATCGGAACCTTACTTCACCAAGATTCTCTTCTTGCGAACCTCGCAGAAAATAAAGATTGGCTGACAATAACCGCGCCACTTTGTGAGCTGAAGGAAGATCGAACTGAAGTATTGACTCTTTGGTCTGACTTTATGTCAGATAAAGCCGTAACTAAGCTAAGAGATAGTCTTGAACTCGCCGGCGAAATCGACAAGTTCTATCGTGAATACTTGTGTATTCCCGTTCCTCCTGGGGTGTCTGACTTTAGACCTTACAAATACTACAATCCTTATATCTTGGCTGATATCAAAAACCTTGAAAGTGTGGTGATAGTTGATCCGGCGAAAGTCGCGGGTGCGCGAAACTGTGACTCCGCTATTGTTGGTTGGAGTCTTGATACTTTTGGGAATCGTTTATTTCTGCGAGATGTTATCAAAGGTCAGATCTTCAATGATGACCTTTATGCGATGGCGGCGGAGATGGCTAAGGCGATAGGTGCTAAGACGATAGGAGTAGAGAGTTCTGGACTCGGCGCTTTTGTTATCCAGCCGTTCGAAGACTTTCTTAGGAAGTGGGGATATAACTTCGAGCTGATTGAGCTCAAGAGTCCCCCGAAAGACGACGCTAAGAATAAGAGAATTTTCAGCCTTTTGCCTTATTATCGTAGAGGCTGCGTTTATCATAACGCGAGTTGTTGTGCAACGCTCGAAGCTCAGCTCGATGGTGGGATTTATTCTAAGAAGAAGGACGTAGCAGACGCCGCCGCTTATGTAGTCCAGCTGATGCATCTTGGAGATAGGGGATTCTTGCCTGATATTCCTGACGTTCATGAGTATGATGGTAAGCCGGAAGACATGATAGAAGAAACTGATCAATTTGCAGAACTTGAGCGTCTCTACATACCAGCAGAATCTTCAGGTGAACCAGCAAGTCTACGACTTGGCGCGTATCCGATGCACGTGTATCGAAAGAGTCTCCACGATCCATTTAATCCATACGGAGTGAAGAAGAGTGCCAGTCTACATACAGGGTGACGTTCGTTCACGACAGATGAACTTCGGAGACGAAAATTTCGAAAAACTCTATCGTCCTCATTATCCCGACAATCTTGATCTGTCTCCAGATGGAGAGCTGCACAGAAATCTTCTGCTGGAGATCTTCTCTCGCGTGCAGGAAGCTCGTGGGAAGATGGAAGAGAGGTTCGACAGTTGGAGATCTATCGACAGAACCATGCGCGCGTATAAAGATTTGTCTGTCGAAGAGTCAGACATTCAAGCGAAGGACGAAAACAAACCTGTCTCGATCGTCGTGCCGCTCAGCTTCGCCCTTCGTGAAGCCGCCATGACTTACTATGTCTCAAGATTCTATCAGCCTCCGATCTTCAGATATCGTGGGATTGAAGGCAATGATCCGCTGACCGCCGCTAAGATGGAAGTCTTGGTCGACCTACAAAGGTATCGTTCGAAAGTCGAACTTTCTCTCTACTCTCTCTGGTCAGATCAGTGGACATATGGAGTTGGTTTCGGAGCTCCTGGATGGATGAGACAGTATGGGATTGGTTCAGCTAAAGATCCGATCGGTGAACCAAGAATGCTCTGGGAAGGAAACAAACTAACCCACATCAATCCGTACGACGCTCTTCCTGATCCGAATAAAGGAATCAACGACATTCAGTCGAGTGAGTATTTTGGACGGGTTCGACACACAAGCTACTACGAACTTCTGTCGGAAGAACGCACGAACCCAAGGATGTTTAACTGTCGGTATCTTAAGTATCTGAATCATCTTAGCGTCTTCAAGTCTATGGATGATGAAGCTCAGCGTCAGCCAGGAGATACCTTCGCAGGGATGCCCGTTGACGTTATTGAGTTGACGATCGTCTTGATTCCCAAAGATTGGAAGCTTGGAGATTCGGAATATCCTGAGAAATGGCTTGTGTGGGTCGCTGGAGATGGTTTGATTATTCGACTTGAGCCGCTTGGCTTATTCTATGATGAACATCCTGTTGTAGGATGCGCGGCACTGTTTGATGATTATACCATGACTCCACAATCTATGTCTGAGCGGCTGAGTGGAATGCAGCTGTTCGCAGACTGGTTGATCAATGCCTATATTCTTGGCACGCGTCGTGGTCTTGGACTCAATATCGTCGTTGATCCATATGCTATCAATATGGCAGATCTTCGCTCGGATGAAGTTGTAAAGTATATCAGACTTAATAAAAGCCATTGGGGTCGAGGTAAGGTATCTGACTACATCCATCAGCTGAAGATAGATAACGTCACCAGCGAAAACATCCCAGGCGTTTCCTTCATCATGGATATGATGCAGAGAGTTGCCGGTCTGCCGGACTCAATGCAAGGAATCATGCGAGGTGGAGGGGAGAGACGGAGTGCGACAGAAGCCCAGAATACTTTCGATATTGCGGTCAGTCGGATGCTTAAGTCTGCAAAGATCATCTCAATCCAGACTCACCAGGATATCGCAAGGATGTTTGCTTATAATAATCAACAATATCTATCGAACGATCTTCGCCTTAAGATAACCGGAGATCTGGATAGTAAGCTTCGGATGGAGTTTGGTATAGACGATCAAACTCTCGGAAGTGACTTTACTATCTCGAAAGACGAACTCGCCGACTTTGACTACAATCTTGTATCTTATGACGCGACGTCGCCTGGTGATCAAGATCGAACTGGTTGGCGTGAATTAGTTACGCCAATGCTTGCCAATCCACAAGCTGGACAGATGCTTGGACTCGATATGCAAAGAATCTTCTTGCACGTAGCAAGAACACTTGGAGAACCGAATGCTGCGAATTTTTTACTCCGTCCTCCGAAAGCTCGGACACTATCTGATCGAGATATCGAGCGAGAAGAGCAACGAGGAAATATTACGCCAATCGAAACAACTCGCGACCAGTTTGGTCTCGCGTGAAGAATGCCCGCCGATCTGCACGATGGCGGATATTGAGATCTTCGAACATGGCAGAGTCTGGAGAGATTTACAGGAGTTGCTGAAGGCAAGAATCTCCGGCAACTTTAATGCCTTCACTGATCTCGCTATGGACGTAGATGGAATGCGACAATTGCAGGGTTCGACTGCGGAACTTTACACGATGCTCGAGTTGCCCAGTCAACTTAGAGCCGCTTTACCAAGAAGAAAGGAGACTGAAGATGGATCAATTTGAAGACTTCGAATCTGCCGTAGATAACAAGTCTACGAAAGTCGAAGAGACGAAGGAGACTGAAGATCGGGAAAAAGAGGTCGAACATGGCGAAGAACAAGAAGAGCAAGAAGAGCAAGAAGACGAAGGCACCGAAGAGGGAGATGAGTCAACAAGTGAAGTCGTCGACTACAAAAAGCTCTACGAAGAAGAACAAGCAAGGTCGAGGAAAGCAGCAGAAAAGCTCTTAGCTCTTGATCCCTTCGCACTCGATGAGGAGACGCCGGAAGAGAAGACTGCGAGAGAGGTGGCTGAGGCTGAAACTCGAAAGACGACAGAGGTTAAATCTGAACAGAAGATCGAGACTAAGGTTGCAGAGGTCAAGATCGATGTTCCCGTTGAACTGACTGACGAGCAAATCGAAGACATTATAGAGAAGCCTGCAAAGTTTCGTGAGTTTTTGAAGGCGAGAGATTCTCAGCTTGCGACAGAACTTGCGAAGCAGATGACTCCCGTTATTAAAGAAGCCATTATGAAGGATGTCGTTAGCATCCAAGGTAGGTTGACTGAAAATGTTGTCAAAGCTCAGGTTGCTATCGATACGTTCTTTACACAAAATCCAGATCTTGGGAAGGCAGGAACTCGCCAGACTGTCGAAGATATAGCGGCGGGAATCAAGGCAAAGAGACCTGGACTTTCTGCTGCTGAGTGTTTGAAGGAGGCTGGTTCAAGAATCCGAACTCATCTACGTATCGCTGCCCCAGCAGACAAAGGCTTTACTAAAGTTGCGGGGACAGGAACTACGCAAACTCGACAGGTCGTCAGCGCACCGTCGAAGCTCGAATCTGAAATCGAGATGTTTGAGAAGGCTGGCAGAGGGTAGATCGGATCAGGTTCAACGCATGATCCAATCTCGTTAAACGAAACAAAAGAAAGGAAGACATTATGGGTGTCGTAAGACCAGACCAAGCGATGAATCAATTGGTCTCGAATGAAGGGCTGATTGCACGATGGACTGTTTTAGGCGAGCTTGCAAGGACACTTAAGGCGTATGAGAACAATATCGAGATCACCTGCGTAGGTGCAGATGGCGTTCTCACCATGCCCGATGTTGTCGAAGCGGCTGGTCAATACTACTTCATTTTGGCAAAGGCTTTCAGCAGTACTACTCCGACAGTCGTGCTGAGTTTCCCAGGAGATCCTCTGCTCGTTGCAGGGGAGACGACTGCTATTGCATTGTCCAGCACATGGGTCGCTGGCAATGATCTCACCGCCACGGACGACTACCTGCTTCTCTACTCAACTGGACTGGTATGGATCGTTCTTGGTAACGTAACCACCTAAGAAAGGATAATCTCATGTCTGTAGGATCCATGTTATCGATCCTCGCCGGTGGTGGAATGAACGAAACTGCTCACACTGGAGCAGTGGATAACGTAACCACACGCACGGGCTATCTGAAGCAACTTGTGACCGATCTAAGAACCCTGATTGCAGGGACTCAGATCGGAAGCGAGTTCACGGTCACTAAGAGGCTGACAAAGACCGCCGTCACTTTTGCTGCGGCTGTCGACTTGACTGGAGTTTCAACTGTTGGTGGAGTGACTCTTAAGAGAGTTCATCTCCAGAATGGCGCAAATGTCGCAAGTGGAGCTTCGACAGGAGTCAACATCTTGAGTAATGATACGAACGAACCTCTGACAGTTCAGCTTCTCGCTCAAGGATCAGATCTTGCCGCGAGTGGATCTGTTGGAGCCGACATAGGATATCAGAGTGCTGTCGGAAAGAAATTCCAGATTCAAGCTGGAACTTCCGACCTCGCTGGAACGGGCAGTATTACTGTCCACATGACCTTCCGCAGGGATGCGGCTGGTTCAGCTATTGCAGCAGCTTAAGAAGGGAGTCTTCGATGAAAAAGTTTCTTGTAGGTCTCGTTGCAGTTCTTCTTCTGAGCTGTTTAACATTCGGACAAACCACCCCACCGGCTTGGTTCACTCCGACAATCCGTGCATCGATTGCCGACGCAGATTCGACCGGCGATGCTACGCAGCTTCGTGTTACACAAATCGAAGCGAAGGTAGACTCAATCAGACTGGAAAATCCAGGTCCAGTTTCGACAACTGCCAAGGCGTTCTTGACAGACGCCGGTCCAAGTTCAGACACTCTGTTTCTTTATACAGGAGCGTATGAGCTTGTGGCCTTTCAGGGTGTCGTTACAACTGTGCAGTCTGCTGTTGCTATCAAGTTTGTAGTGCGTGTGAAGGTAGGAGCTACAACTACGCTTCTCGCAGACTCGTCTGCCTCGATTAGTGGAGACGCCGTTGGAACTATGTATCACGTTTGGACAGACTCGCTCGCTGGTGCGGTGCAGAAGGCTACTGCTCTTACTGCTTATGTTCCAGAAGTCAGTGCAGATCTGACTCATCAGCCGAGATATCGGATTCGTCTTCCTTCGACAGGAGCAAATACAGGTGCTATCTATATCACTACTCTCGGCGCAGACGCTAACACAGGTGTTGCAAAGTGGAGTATTGTAGCCCGTCCGCTCGAAGAAGGTTCAACCTTGGCTAAGAAGTAACTAAATCGAATCGTCCAGCTGAGGAGACAACTGGACTTCAACAAACGAAAGGAACTAAAGAATGTCTTGGGATTTAACACCCGTATTCGGGTTGCAGGGCGTCGGTCGATGGGATTCTACCGAACGCCCGAAAAGTTGGAGGCAGTTTCTCCTCAAAAGAAAGCCAAAGGGAAGCCTTCCTCTGACTGCAATGATGTCGAAGGCTGGACGGGAGACCGTTACAGACGTCGAATTCAATTGGCACGAGAAAGACTTCGCCACACAGAGCGGTTCGATTACCGATATCTATACCGACGAAGCTATGTCGAGCGCTCTCGCTACACACGCGTCTGCGGCTGGCGCTACTCTCTATCTGAAGGTAGATGCGACCGCTGACAATCCACTCACTAACTACATTCTTCCAGGCGCTCAGCTTCTCTTGACCAGCAGCACGAACTATCGGATTGAAGTCCGAGCGAAGGTCGTGTCGGTCGACCGAAACGGAGCAAGCTCCAGAATCAGGGTTCGCTTGCTGACGGCAGACTCCAACCAAGCTGCCTACAGCTTGTCGACGGCCAACTTTGCCTACGTGATGCCGACAACCTTCCCTGAGTTTGGTGGGATTCCGAAAGTCATCTCATACAAGCCAGGAAGGTTCTACAACTACTGCTCGATCAAGAAAGAAGCGATGGCACTTTCTCGGACAGCAATGAAGACCAAAGGTATCCGTCCAAACGACAAAGATATGAACTATGTCGGTATGAAGATGGACGCCCTTGAAGCTCTCGGAGTTAAGATGGAGCAAGAGCTTCTCTGGGGAGCTCGATATGAAGAAACAAACGCAGAGAATGGTCAGCTGGAATGGGGTTCGATGGGGATCGATCAGATGCTCACGACCTACGGATATACCGGCTCGAAGACTTCCTACAAGTATGACGCTACCTATACCGGTCAGAAGTGGAGGGAAGGTGGATATGCTTGGCTGAAAGCGTTCTTCATGACACACTCTCAGTATGCTGATCTTGAGAAGATGTGGCACGCTGTCGGGAATGGAACCATCCTTGGAATTACTGAACTGGCAGAAACCAACCGCTTTATCTCTCTTGCCCAAGAACCGAGAGACGTAGAGTTTGGACTTTCTGTCCGCAAGCTGATTACTCCGTGGGGTGTCTTGAACCTTTTCGATCATTCTCTCCTCAACATCAACCCTGCCCATCAATATGCGTGGTATGGAATTCCTGAAGGCGGACTGACCTACGCTATGATTGCGGATTCAGACGTCCAATTCCTACCTGACCAAAACTACGGCAAGGGTGGAATGCAGCATGTCGACGGTCGATACGACCTTTGGCTGGTGCAGAACGGATACTTCTTCAACAACATCAAGGGGTTCTTCCACTTGCATGACGTAGGAGTGGATAACGCTCTATGAGTGCAATAGCTGTCATTAGGAGGCTTCAAGAGTCAAGTGGTCGTTATGATCTACTGACTGCCGACTGGTTCTACTATCTGAATATGGCTTGTCGATCCCTTGACTCGCGAGCCTCCTATAGACAGCAAGTCGGACGAAGTCTGACTCCACTCGCTGCAGGTGACGACAGGATTGTTGTTATCGATCTTCGAGCTCTCGAGGAAGTCTGGCTTCATACCTCGACTGGAAAGATCAAGGCTGATCTTAGTCTTAGGTCTCTCGGTCAGATAAGGGGTGCGCAGGCAGTGTGGGATATTCCAACCTTGCTTCAGCTTGAGCTTGGAATATCTCCATCTCTTGCAACTGCTGGTGGAAGGATCTTCTGTGTTGAAGTGATGAATCGAGTATCACAATCTATGTCAGATAAGACTGTAGTAAGTCGCGTTAATCTGACGAATAGTGCCGCTCTCACTATTGCCGCTCAACCATTAGTTCCGACAGAGTTGATGATCCTCATCGAGGACGGTCTGCTCACCCCACTGAATCCATCGAGAGATATAACGGCGGGAACGGTTACGATTACCGGAACGGATAAAGATGATGCTGCACTGATAGAAGCAGTCGACTGTTCTGCTGGCGCAGGCGAATACATAACAACAGGTCGCTTCAAGACAATTACAACTGTCGCCACGACAAGCTTTAATTATCTAACGACAGGTGATGAGAAAATAACTGTCTTGTCAAGTCGAATGAGTTTCGCGAGAGACTTAGATATTGCTAAGGCTTATCGAAGTACAACGCTTGTCTTCTGGCCGACGCTTGAAGAGAAAGCGACCGTCGAGTGCATCGGGAAGTTTTATCCAGAGACCCTCTCTGCTGACGCAGATACGAACTTTTGGACAGAAGAATACTCCGATGCACTCTATGCTCAGGTCGCTAAGATGCTCGAGATTCCCCTTCGGAATAGAGAAGGTTTGCTTGACTGGGATCGTGCTATCGAGCAGGGGATATTTGAAGTAACGGCGAATGAGATCGAGAGACAAGAAGCTTCCAGTCGAAATACTGGGATAGCGTAAGAGGAGATTGAAATGAAGGCTGCGGCAGAAGCAGCTCGTCAGCCGACCGTAAAGAAGACGGCTCTGAAGAAATCAAACAAGTCTCATCGGTATTTCTAACGTGACCAAACACCCAGCTCAGTTCAAAGATGCCTTCAAGCGAGGGCTTCGACAGAATCCAGACCCAAAAAATCAAGACCGGCTGGCTCGTTCGTATAATGCGAAGCCGAGTCCAGTCGGTCTGATGGGCTGGACGGAGATTCCTCAAGTCGTAGGGCAAAGTTCTGTCGACTTTCCCTTTCCTCAACTCCTAATGGGACGGGAGAAACTCATTCTTGCCTACGACGACAACCTGAGTTACTACGATCCTCAGACAGGGATAGAAACTGCACTGAGTTTGATTGATGCATATACCTTAAATGCATCTACTATATCTTCTGGGGGGGTTTGGCATCTCTGCGACTTCGGTCGGATGTTTATTGCCACGAATGGAACAAGTCTTGTCTTTCGTGATAACTCAGACTTCTTATATCAAGATACGAATATCGCTAAGGTTACACAAGACGTCCAGATGAACTCTATCGCCAGTTGGCGGGGAAGAGTGATGTCTGGTGGACTTACACTCAACTGGAAGGCTGGCTGGCAGACGATCTTCGAGGCTTTTCGAAACAACGATAGAATGCCAGACGCTCTCAGAAGTATGCCTTATGCTATTGACGAAGGTTACGTTCTTTGGTCAACAGTTGGCACGGCAGACTTTAGCTTCAGATGGTTACTTTATCCAGCTGAGGCGACCAGTGGATTGTTCGCTCAAATCGACGGACAGTCTATAGATGGATATAGTGGAGATAAGACTCCTCTCCAAGAAGCTTTACTTCGTGCAGAGCTTGGAATGAGAAAGATGCCGTTCAAAGGAGCGGTTCTTTGCGTCAAGCCTCATGCTCTTGGATTTGTCGTGTATTGTGAGAATGGAATAGCTTTACTGAAGCATGAACAAAGTCCTTTCTCGACATTCGGTTTGAGGGAGCTTTCGAGTGTTGGGATTGCCGGACGAGGGACGGTTGGAGGAACTGAAGATAGACAACTTTACGTAGATGCGACCGGTAAGCTGAATCTTCTGGATTCTACTGGTAAGATAACATCACTCGACTATCAAGAATTCTTCCAGCCGCTTCTCTCCGAGACTATCGTCGTTAGCTATCATCATGATGATCTTAAGCCTGAGTTTTATATTTCGACAGCTACGAAGAATTTCGTTCTGACAGTTTCTGGTCTTGGAGAAAGCTTTCAGTTGATCACCTCAACGGGAAAGTTGAATGGAAGTCAAGTTGTTGTTGCCAAGCATCTTCCTGAGAGAAGACTTCTTGTTGAGATCAGTGAGTATGATGGAGGTCTTGCCGCTGGTCTGAAACAAGTTCAGGTTTGTAGAGTCTCTGCAAATCGACCGGATGGACTGCTTGGCTACAGTCAAGTTTCTTATGGACAAGGAAGAGCCTTCAGTCAGACTCGACCGAGACTCTTCTCTCCGGAAGGATTCTTGCGGCTTGGTGACACAAGTAGTGTTTCTCGCCTTTGTATCGAAGCCGACGAACCAGCAGACTTACTTATCCAACAACTCGACACTGAAGTCGACTTTATCTCAAAACAAATCGTCAGGAGTCCTTATGGTCAGGAAGTTGACCAATAGTCAGATTGTTGAGAGTTGGGATGATCTAAAACCAGCTCTTGCTTTAAGTTCTGCGACTACTCCAATTGATTTTGAAGATCTTATTGCGA